AAATGTTATATTGATGGAAAAATTTATCATCATATTATTATAGATCAAAATAAACCAAAAGAAGGTATTAAAGAATTAGTATCTATTGATGCTTTAGATATACAAAAAATAACAGAATTAAGAAAAGAAAAAGACTCTGTAACTGGTGTAGAACTGGTCGTAGATAAAAAAGAATATTTTATATATTCTCCGGAAGGTACTACAGGTCAAATAAACCAAGTTCAAGTTTCACCAGATGCAATCTCATATGTTCACTCTGGTATGGTGGACAATCAAAAACAAATTATAATAGGTTATCTATATAAGTCAATCAAACCTTATAATCAATTAAGGATGATTGAGGACTCTCTTGTTATATATAGAATGGCAAGAGCACCAGAACGAAGAATATTTTATATTGATGTTGGTAACCTACCGAAAACGAAAGCAGAACAATATTTACGTTCTGTAATGGATAAATATAAACAAAAAATAATTTATAATGCAGCGACTGGTGAAGTAGAAGATCAGAAAAAACAAATGTCAATGTTAGAAGATTTCTGGCTACCACGGAGAGATGGTGGTCGAGGAACGGAAATTTCTACATTACCATCAGGACAAAATCTTGGTGAGATTGAAGATATTGAGTATTTTAGAAAGAAACTTTATCAGTCGTTAAATATTCCTATTTCAAGAATAGAAGGAACAGAACAAACTTCTTTTAATTTAGGTCGTTCCTCAGAGATTAATAGAGATGAAATTAAGTTTGCTAAGTTTGTTGCTAAACTACGACATAGATTTTCAGCTCTCTTTACAGATTTATTAAGAATACAATTACTCTTAAAAGGTATTATTGGTGAAAAAGATTGGGGTGATATTGCTGAGAATCTTGAATATATTTGGACAAAGGATTCTCATTATGCAGAATTAAAGAATAATGAAATTCTTAGAGAACGAATGGAACTCTTACAGATGGTTGATGAGTATAGTGGTAAGTTTGTTTCCGATCAATGGATTAGAAAACGAATCTTACGTCTAACGGATGAAGAAATAGAACAGATTAGACGAGATAATAAGAAAGCTGGTCTCGGTGATCCAGATGATTTTGAGATTAATCCGGATCTGGTGGCACCAGTTGATATTCATAGGTAATTTATATGCTAATAAAATCTAGTTTTATTAAACATTTTAAAAAAAAACTTTCTGTTCGTGATTTAAATAATGTTAATGAGGCTATTCATTATGCATTTAAATTAACAGATACTTATGGTATTAATAAATTGAACAAATCTATATTTGAAGCATCTATTAAATATAATATAGATGAAGAAACATTAAAAGATAATATTGATAATTTTTTTGAAAGGAGTAACAATGAGTGATTTGAAAGATAATATTTTTAAAAATATTATAGCTAAAAAGTTTACTCAAGCTAATAAAGATTTTGGAAGTGTTATGAAAAGTAAAATCTTTACAGGTATTGATGACTTTAAGAAATCTTTTGTTTATAATCCTAGGGATGTTTCTGGAGACGAAGTACCTGTTGAAACACCAAAAGAGGAACCAAAAGATGTTGTTTGAGGTATTGTCTATAGCAGCACGTAAAAAGATGTCACGCATTATGAAGATGAAATCTAAGCAGATTGCGAGGAAGCGTGAAATATCAATGAAACGAAAAGCTAGTCCTGAGAAAATTAAGAAACGAGCAGAGAAAAAAGCAATAGGTGTTGTTGTAAAAAAAATCTTGGGAGATAGAGATAGATCAGAGTTAGGACAATCAGGAAGAGCAGCTTTAGAAAAAAGATTAAAGAAAAAATCAGCTTTAATTAAAAAACTTGCTAAAAAATTAATACCAATGGTTAAAAAAGCAGAAAAGTTTAGATTAGCTAATAAAGGAGATAAATAGATGAAACTTATCACAGAACACATGCAGGATCTTGAATATATTGTTGAGGGTAAAGGTAAAGATCAATATATTCGTGGAGTGTTTATGCAGTCAGATGTAAAAAATCAAAATGGTCGAGTGTACCCTTATTCTGTTTTGAAAAAAGAAGTAAAAAGATATACAAATAAATTTGTTAATGAAGGACGTGCTCTTGGTGAACTTGGACACCCTATGGGGCCTACTATTAACCTTGATCGTGTTTCTCATCTTATCACAGAATTAGCAGAAGATGGTAAAAATTTTGTTGGCAAAGCAAAAATTATGGATACACCAAATGGAAAAATTGTAAAAAATCTTCTTTCATCAGGTGTTAAACTTGGTGTATCTTCACGAGGATTAGGAAGTATTAAAACAAATAAAAAGACTGGAATAAATGAAGTACAAAAAGATTTTGTTTTGTCTACAGTTGATATTGTTGCAGATCCTTCTGCACCGTCAGCCTTTGTAGATGGCATCATGGAAGGTAGAGAATTTAGTACTACGGGTGAACTTGAATATGCTATTAAAAATGAGATTAAAAATACTAAATCTAAAGAATTAGACAAGAAAAAAATCGAAAAGTTCGAGGAATTTCTTGGAAATCTTTAAAAAACACTAGACTTTTCTAATATTATAAATATATATAGACTTAAAACACAACCTTAAAGGAGAAGCAACATGGCTACTGAAGAAATACTAAATGATGGAGAAAGTGATAAAGAGTTGGAAGATAAAATTATGGAAGCTGCCAAAGCTCTTGCGAAAAAGAAATTGAAAAAAGAAGAAGAGGATGAGGATGAGGAAGAAGATGAAGAAGAAGTTAAAGAAGGTGAACTTCCTCCGGCTTTGAAAAAGGCAATAGATAAGAAAAAAGGTGATGATGATGAAGATGATGAGGAAGAAAAGGAAGAGTCAAAGAAAAAGGCTAAGAAAGAAGATAAAAAAGTAACGAAAAAAGCAGTTAAGAAGGAAGAAGATGATGAGGAAGACGAAGAGGATGAGGAAGAGCCAGAGGAATCTAAGAAAGATAAAAAAGAGGATATTGAAGTAGATGTTTCTACTGATGTTGCTGCTCTCATAGATGGTGAGGAACTTTCTGAAGATTTCAAAGCAAAGGCTGCTACAATTTTTGAAGCTGCTGTTAAATCTAAAATTTCTAAAATTAGAAAACAGATTCGGGAAGAAAATAAAAAAGAACAAGATGAGCGTATTGAGTCTATGCAGTCTGAAATGACTGAAAATATGGACAATTACCTCAACTATGCTGTAAAAGAATGGATGACAGAAAATAAACTCGCTGTTGAACAAGGTGTTCGCAACGAAGTTACAGAGAGCTTTATTTCTGGTTTGAAGAAGTTGTTTGAGGAACATTATATTGACGTTCCTGATGAGAAGGAAGATGTATTTGAAAATCTGGTTGTTGAAGTCGCTGAGTTGGAAGAGAAACTTGACGAACAAACAGAAAAGCATATGGATACCGTGAAAGAGTTAAACATTTATAAAGCTAAAGATATTTTCAAAACTATTTCTGAAGGAATGACTGATACTGATAAGGAAAAATTTTCTGAACTAACAGAAGATGTTGATTACGATACTGATGACCAGTACCGTGAAAAACTAAATGTTATCAAGAATAGCTATTTCAAATCAGACCAAAAAGAAGTAACAGACAATAAGAAAACTGCCGGTACCAATAATCCAGTTGCAGATGGAAAAGGTGATAGTTACATGGATGGTATTGTGAATGCAATTTCTCAAACGTCAAATACTAAAGTATTTTAGACTATGGAATGAATGAGAATTTTAACAAATTAAATTAAATATCTAATAAAGGAGATACAAATGTATTTAGCCGAAACTCTTAAGGAAAAATGGGCACCAGTAATGGAGCACGCTGACCTTGAGGCAATTAAAGATCCATATAAACGGGACGTTACGTTGCGTTTGTTGGAAAATCAAGAGAAGTTTCTTAAAGAAGCAGCTCCCACTAACTCTATGGGTGGTTCTAGTTCTGATCCAACCTCCGGTGTTGTTGATACTTGGGATCCAATTCTTATTTCTCTAGTTCGTAGAGCAATGCCAAAATTGATGGCTTATGATATCTGTGGTGTTCAGCCTATGTCTGGACCTACCGGATTGATTTTCGCAATGAAGTCAACGTATACAAATCAAGGAACGCATGGTTCTCCAGCTACTGAAGCACTTCATAATGAGCCTGATTCAGACTTCTCTGGTCAGAATGCTGCTGGTGATACCTCTGGTACTACTGACCATGTTGCCACAGATGGCACCAACAATCCGTTTACGGGTACTTGGACACACGGTCATGGTATGACAACGGCACAAGCCGAAGCTCTTGGTGACGCTGCTGGAAATCATTTCGCAGAAATGGCGTTCACTATTGACCAGCAATCTGTTACTGCTAAGTCTAGAGCACTCAAAGCTGAGTACTCAACGGAATTAGCACAGGATCTTAAAGCCGTTCACGGTTTGGATGCTGAAACTGAGTTGTCAAATATTCTCTCTACTGAGATTCTTGCTGAGATCAACCGAGAGATTGTTCGTAGAGTTTATACGAAGGCACGTTGTGGTGCTCCTACTACAGATGTAGCTGCTGCTGGTGATTTTAACCTTGATGTTGACTCTAACGGCCGATGGTCAGTTGAGAAATTTAAAGGTTTGATGTTCCAGATTGAGCGAGATCGAAACAGTATTGCTGAATCCACGCGTCGTGGTAAAGGTAATTTTATGATTTGTTCTGCTGATGTTGCTTCTGCATTGTCTATGTCAGGCATGTTGGAAACGGGACATGGTATTGATCCAGATGTATCTGGTAATACTGTTGTTGGCACGATGAACGGAATGAAAGTTCACGTTGATCCGTATTATGGCGCAACTGCTGGACAAATGTATGTTGTAGGTTACAAGGGATCTAGTGCATATGATGCTGGTATGTTCTATTGTCCTTACGTTCCACTACAGATGGTACGAGCTCTGGGTGAGCAAACTTTCCAACCGAAAATTGGTTTCAAGACTCGGTATGGAATAGCTGATAACCCATTCGTAACTACTAGTGATGGAGTTAAAACTAACTATGCTACTGGTAATGAATATTACAGAAAAACTCAAGTTTTAAACTTGATGTAATATTTACCAAGTTTTATAGAGAAATAGGGGCCTTTTGGCCCCTATTTTTTTTTGGCTTTATGTTAACTTCTTCCTTGTATTGTGGTTTTATTTTTGTTATAATTTTTATGTATTGGTCGGGTGGGAATAAGTTAATACTTTAATAGTTTTACAATGTTTAATTTAGAGAAGCTCCAGATAAGCATTCCGGTTAGATCAAGCTCATACCACTTAAGCCTTGTAGTGTATTTCTTAGCATTATAATGATGATTATTATGGAAGCCTTCGCCGAATGTAAATAGACCTACAAGCCAATTATTCTTAGATAAATCGTTTATTTTATAATTAGTATAACCCCATATATGGCATATGGAGTTTACACACCAGGTAGCATGATATACTAATACTAGACGTACAAAAATTCCCCATATAACCCAAGAAATGCCTCCCATTAAATAGAATAGAATCCCTAAAGCTACTTGAATGTGGATAAAGTAATTATCTAAGAATTGATAAAATTTATCGTCATTAATATCTTTAGTATATCTTTTTAATCGTGCTTCATTATCAAATCTATGTCTATAATAACACATCCATCCTAAATGAGAATGAAAAAAACCTTGGGTCGCATCGTGTGGGTCATTTGAAGTATCAGAACTTTGATGATGCATTCTATGTTGTGAAACCCATTTTAGTGGACCGTTTTGACAGGCCAACGACCCACATAATATAATAAAATAATCTAACCATCTTGGCATAATCATGCCACGGTGTGATAAATATCTGTGGAAACCGAAACAAATTCCTACAGAAGCAGTCAACCAATACATGAAGAGCATTAGACCAACTGCAGACCAACAGAAAGTAGATGGGATGAAAGCTAACAAGGCTCCCAAGTGAATAAATATAAAAAATCCAATAGTAGATTTAGCTAATGTCATGTTAACTCCTTGTTTTCAATGGGCCTCATAATGTTCCTTGTATTATAAATATAGTATAGTATAATATATATAATAGTAAAATAAAAGGAAAAACAATGGCTCTAAACAATCAACCCACAAATCTCAATTATTTAAATCCAGTAGCATTTGAGACCAATATTTTAAGGATTCCAAACGTAAGTTATTTTTGTCAAAGAATAGCTATTCCTGGCCTTTCAATGAGTAATGTATTACAACCTAATCCATATGCTCCGATTCCAATAGAAGGCGATCAAATAGCTTTTGAAGATTTGACTATAAGTTTTGTAGTAGATGAAGATTTAACAAATTATTTAGAGATTTATAATTGGATGGTATCAATAGGATATCCAGAGAGTCACGCACAATATAATCAAGATACACCTGTAAAATCTGATTGTAATATAATTATATTAACGAATAAATCCAACCCCAATTTTAGCATTACATTTAAAGATATATTTCCAACAATATTAGGAACTCTACCCTTTGATACTAATGCTACCTCTATCGACCCTATTGTATGTGATGCAACATTCAAGTATACGGGTGCATTTACTATAAAGAAACTAACATAATTACTTCCTTGTATAAATCTATCATATTTGTTATAATTGTAGTATGAATATTAATGAATTAAAAGAAATGTGCACAA